TTAAATGTTGTATTAGCCATTTTTTTCTCCTAAAAGAAAATATCTATCATCTTGGCAAGTCTGCTAGGGCAGTTGATAGACAAATTAAAAAATTCCCTAGAATAAAAAAAAGGGGGAACATAAGCTCCCCCTTTAAAGTCCTTACGAACTACCTGGTGATCCAAAGATACCAAGCGGATCAGATACTCCAAAGGAATATCTTTCTCTAGCTTTGTATCTAACATTACCAGTTTCAAAGTCACCATCCATTGAGGTGGTCATTGGTGCTCTGACAAAATGCTTCATGCCATCTGGAACATCAGTAGTGATAAAGAAAGCATTAGTATCAGTTAAATAATGATTAACTGAATAACCTTCTGGAATCACTCCATTAGTTTTAATAGCATTGATGTCATTGTCAGCAGTACCGACTCTATAGTCACTTTGTAAAAGTCTAGTAGCTACGAACTGAAGATCAGAAGGTACTATTAGCTTTTTAGGTCTAGCTGCAATTTTAAGACCTCTTTCATCAGTCCATTTGCCGATTTGAATGATCGCATCTTCTAAAGATGTTTCATTTAAGTCAGCTCCTGACGAAGGTCTATTGCTGTTAGTTCCACCGCTTACAAGTGGGTGAGCTGTGCTGAATAATGCAACACCATCACCTGAAGAGAAAGTAGTTGAGAACCCATTGTTTAATGGATACGCTGCTTTCACTTGTTTTGTATAAGCCATTGCACGAGCTAGTGCTTTGGTATATCTAGCTGATAAAGAAACATAAAGGTTATCCTCCATTGCTTCTTCGGTCACTGAATATCCCATAGCGATAGTTTCGTGTGTGTAACGAGCCACAAAAGATTCTTGAGCAGTATCATAGTTAATACTTGATCCTTCATCTTTTACTGGTGCTGCACCGAAGCCAGATAGTTTCAGTTCTTCCTCAAATGATCTTTCGGAATTTTCTGTAACATAAATTTCTTCATGCTCGTTTTCGTAGTTACCATACTCTTCACCAAACAAGGCGTTAAGTCCAGGTAATAATTGCTTGAGCTCATTAGCTCTTGATATAGCTGCCATTTATATACCCCTTAGCCTATGCCAGTTGTGTTGAGCAATTGATGCCCTACGTTAAACATTACTAATACATCTGTATAGGAATCACCAACTGCACTATCTGGACCATCAACAAAGTCGATGATTTTTAAAGGTAGTGTATTAGTGGTTGCTACAGTAGATATATCAACCGAGTTTTTGCTAGTTCCAATTGCTGTACTACCTGCAGTTTGAACAACAGCACAATTCTTTCCAAGATCATCTTGGTCAGCAGCACCATCGCATTGCATTTGCATTACAATAAAAGGATCAGTAGCAACATACGCAACAATATCATCCGCAGCAATTGAAGCTGGGAAATATTGGTTGGGTGTAAATTGACCTGTAGTTGGGTCAGTGTAAGCACATCCAAGAAATACACCTATTGGTGTACAAGCTGTAGTACCAGTATCTTTTTGGATAGTGGTATTAGGGTTGTCATCACCCCATTTTACAAAATCGCCATAGAATATAGAAGTTCCATATGCATTTTTAATTTTATAATGGGTAACTTTTCCTTGGTAAGGGCTTCCAACGACTGTACCTGTAGGTCTTGCTCCATGTGGAGTAGCCGAACTTGACATAATTGTCTCCTTACTAAATTAATAAATTACAAAAGATTCTAGGAATCTTTCCCAAAAGTTGTTCTCGATTTGCGTTCAAACACTTGTTTGGTCGCCATTCGATTGTCTTGGTCTTTAAAATAAGTATTATCAACAGATTCCACTTGAGATGAAGCTAAGTCAGCAAAGTGTTTATCCCTTGCTTCTGCTCTCTCTTTAGGCATCTTACATAATAATTGTCCACCTATTTCAACATGACCTTTCTTTGCCCATTCTGAGTTATGATCCATCATATGTATTTGAAGCTCTGGATGATCTTCAAGTCGGACTGGTTGCCACCCTTCTCTCATTCTTCTAGAAACATTTGGATTGTCAGTTTGCCCTAAAAGAGCAGTTCTTACCCATCTAAATACCCATCCGTCTTGCGGATCAGGTTCTGGAAGATTACCTATAGCATCCCAACTCATTGGTCTTGAGTCGATTTCTCGACTTTCTACACTCCTTGGAGTACGCACTTGTTCGTTATCATTAGTTTCAGGAGAGTCAGTATTAACTTCTTCTGATTGATTTTTAGTTTCTTCTGACATATTAAATCTCCTTTAATAATTGATTTGCGTATTGCTCAGGACTAATTCCAAGTTGTCGTGCTAAACGAACTTGGGTCTGAGTCAAACGAATTTGCGAGGGTTTTTTATTTCCGCTATCCCTAGTGGCGGATGCAACAACTGTTGAAGGTTGTCGTTTTGGTGTGTTAGTTTCGTGAACTACATTTGCAGTCTCTTCTACTTGAACACCAAAGAAACTTGGATATTCTTTATGCATAGCTTTATCTACTTCTGCATAATATTTTTTTGCATCTTGTTCAGGAAGTATTCCCTGATTACGAAGTCTTTGATCAATGGTTAAAGCATATGAACTCATTTCTTGATGTTCAGGTATTGTGCTCATAAACCAAGGATTTTTGCTTGACCATGCTTTCATATCAGGGTCTAGCTCTTGTGTTTGTTGTACTGGTTGTTCTACAGGTAATTTTTTTGCAATTTCTGCTTGAACGCTTTGTGCCATATTCATTGACTGTTGTTCTGCAAGAGTAGCTTTAGCTATCATCTCTTGTGCTTTAGTCATAGCATCAGCATCGCCTTCATCGTAGGCTCTTTTAAATTCTGCTTGAGCATTTTGTTTTGCCCATAAAGCATTGTTATGTGCTTGTTTATTAAGAACTTCTCCACCTTGATCAACCATAGCTTGAAGTTTTTTATTTTCAGACATTAAGATTTGTAGTCTTTGAACAGCTTCTTTTGATTCTCTAGTTGCTGCTTCTTTAGCTCTGCGTTCTTCGTGATATTCGTATTTAATTTTAGCTATACGATCTGCAGCTCTTTTGCTGTAATCAGCTATTTCTTTATCTACTACATCATCATCAACTTCAACTGGTGTATCTTCTGCTCTAGGTTTTTTACCTTGATCTTCTGTAGGAGTATCGTCAACAATAGTAACTTCTAGATCATCTGGTATTGTGTGATCTATTTGAGTTTGTTTGCCAAAGAATTGATCTTCTTTTGTTTGAACTGCTGGTTCATCAAAATTAGGTTCTTCATTAATTATTTCTGCTTTACTCATGCTCTTACTACTCCTGTTGGATCATCGACCACTGCTTCTACAGTGTCATCATTAATTAAACGAAATTCTTGTCCATACATTTTCATGCGAGTTCCTGAGTAAGCACGAAATACTACCCAATCACCTTGTTTGCACCAAGGTCCACTTGGAAATCTTTTTGAGTCGTTATAACATTCACTGCCTAGTTTTAGAACAAAACCACAGATATTACTTACTTCTTCATCTTTAAGAGTTGTAGTTGCTTTGATAATACCGCCATCAGTTTTTTCTTCAACTTTAGGCATCGCTATAAGAATCTTCCAACCTTTAGGTTCAGGAAGTTGACTTTTTACATCTTCTTCAACGATAGGAGTTTCAACACTTTCAGGTTCTGGAATGTTTACTTTTTCTTTTTTACTCATATTTTATGCACGACTTTAGGAGTCGAGTTCCTATTGTTTGAGAACCCTTTCGATATAATCTAGTAGTTCTCGTTCTGCAAGGGCAATGCCCTCGATAATACCAACCATTTTTTGATAGTCAGGAAAGTCTTTACAAGCTCCTGTAGCAATATGATCAGCGTGTTCATTCATCATATCACGATACTTTAACTTCAGATGTTCTGATAGTGATAGCTCCATGATTTCATTTGACATACTAATCGCTATCTTTTAGTAATTCCTTCGTAATGTCAATACCTGTTTTAAAATCTTTTACAGCATCTTTTTCTTTTTCTGCTTCAAGTGATAGCAGATCACTAGCAACTTGCTGTCCTATTTTAGCACCAGCTATTTCTTGTTCTTGTTTAAGTCTTGCTTCTTGTATCTGTTTATTAGATGCAGCTTTAGTTGCATCAAGCAATAGTCTGCCTTCATCTATATTCATTTTAGCTTTAGCTTGTGCTTCTTTAATTGCGACTTCTCTTTCTTTAGCTTGAATAAGTGGGTCTTTAAGTTGTTCTTGTACTCGTTGTTGTTCAGCTTCAGCTTGTGATGTACCTAATACTCGTTTAGCTGCTTCTGCTACAAGACTTGATATACGCTTCTCAACATCTGCTGGAATTGGTTCACCTTGTGGTGGAAGCTCAATACCCATTTCTCTTTCAACTTCTTTTCTATATTGCATTGATAAATGCTCATTAATGTAAGCTGAACCTGCAGCAAGTATAGAAGGAGCACTTGGACTCTGACCTACAAGCTGTTGTATTGCAGGGTCTTGCTGTGCTGATGTAACTACAGCAATATGTGCTTCATGATCTTGATCTATAAATGCTTTAACTGGTTTACCAGTAATAATGTTTTGTACTGCAGTGACTGGATCAACTGGTTTAACATCATCTACCTCTGGAATAATATCTTCTACATCTTCAATGCCTAATACATTAAGCATTTGTCTGTGTAATTCAGGTAAGTTATACATATCAGGAGATGACTGAGCCAACTGCATAGCAGCCTGATATTGCATAATTCTTTGAGCCATTGTTGCTGCATTAGGATCAGATACTGGTAATACATCTACTCTGTTATCAAAATCTTCTGCTTTAATATCTTCACCTTCATCTGTTTCATATGGATAAGATGGGTCTGTAAAGTCTTTTACAATACCAACTAATATATCAAACTCTTTACGCATTGAAGCATGAAGCCTAGATTGCACAGCACTCATAACTTTTTGATTTCTTTCTAGCAATGCTAGTGTAGTTCCAACAGGTGCTTGGTTATTCATATCAGATATCTTCATGTCTGACATACTGGCAAACCTTCTGCCTTCTTCTACAATGTTTTGTAATAAGTTATATAAAGTTCCTGATGGTTCTTTGTATGGTAAGAATGTAATGTTGTCTCTAATAGAACCACCTGGTACATCAACATCTCTAAATTCTCCAGGCATGATAGGAGTATCATCTCCCTTGATCCTAAGTCCTCTAGCTTTTAAACCACCAGGTAAATTGCTTAAAGTACCTGCATCAACTAATTGTCTTAGTATGGATGTAGCTGACTTGGCTAATCCTCCTACCATGTGTATTAAACCAAACCCATAGAAACCTAATCCTGGTAGGTATTGGTAATGTACAAAGTGCATCCTTCTTAGTTTTGCAGAGTCATCTTCGTAATAGTTTCTGCGTATGCTAAGAATAATGCCACTTGGATAATCGATGGTGACAACATAAGGTATAGCGATACCTGTTTGTTTGCCTGAACTATCAGTATCTTCAAACCCATCTAGGTCTAAATCTACCTGCATTTCTAATATTGTATGGCTTTGATCGTAGTTATAAGTATCTGATTCACCAGTAATTTCATCATATTTCTTGGTGATATCTGACATTTTTTGTGAGCCATCAGGTATATCTACATCTCTGTAAAAGCCATTAACTTGCATCTTTCTAACTGTGTTAGATGATTTACGCATTACATGAGTAGCTCTTTCACAAGTTTCTAAATCACTTGCTCCATAGTTCACTACAACATCTTCTGCTGGTACAAAGATAGAACTAGGTCTATTTAAGCTAGGATCAAAATAAACTTTTCTAAATGCAGAACCTGCCAATGGCAATGAAAATAACATCTTTTCTGTTTCAGTTCTGTATTCTGACATCTCATGTGTCAGTAAGTAGTTTAAGTAATCTTCTACTCTCTGTGATTGTTTTTCTTTTTCTTCTGTAATCTTTCCTACTATTTTAGTTCTGACTGGTCCAGCAGCAGGAAACATTTCTGTAATTGATTGAGATTGAAAGCGTATAACAGCTTCACTAAGCATTGGATGAAACACACCACAAGCTCCTGACCAAGGTGTAGTTCTTTCTTCTATCTTGAGTCCTAGCTGATCTAAACCTTTCGTGTAAGTTTCTTCCCACTCTGATCGTGAGTCTTTGTCTCCGTTGTAGTCACCTACAAGTTTAGAACCTAGCTCTTGCAAGATGTCATCTTCTATGTGTTCTGCTAGATTAGAATCAAATTCTATGTCACCTATTTCTTTAGCATTAGGATCAAAGTCAATAATCATTCCGCCATCTTCAGTCTCAATAGAAAGTGAGTCTGGGTTTTCTATAGCAATGGTTAGCTCTTGTTCTTGAGGGTCTTGCTCTATTGTTCCTTCTACAGGTGTAGCTGGTTGTCTTTCTATAGCCAATTGAATCTCCTAGTAATAATTTGCGGTACGATTATGTTCCAAAGGCTCATCTTCTTCGTCTGAGTATAATGGAATAAAGCCACCTTGTCTGAATCTTAACAGAGCTTGAGTAGAGCTATCAACTAAATCGTCATGTTCCATATTAGGGAAACCTGCAAATTCTTCTACCACTTCTTCTGCCCATCTTGTTGAAGGAGCATAAATAACTCCTGAAGCAAAAAGATCAGAGACTGCATTAACTCTTGAAATTTTATCGTTACCCCTGCTTGGTGTGTATTCTTGTACAGGTATACCCATAGCTCGTAATTCAAATATTAAGGGCATACCAGCAGCCTTAGCTTCTACAATGAAGGCATCTGGCTTGTATTCGTTGTATTTTTCCATGGCTCTTGTTTTAAGATCAGGAAACTCTAATCGTTCTTTGTAAGCATCTAACAGAATAACAAAAGGAGAAATCATCCCATCGTCATCTTCTTTATAGAAAACTCCCCATGTAGTACACGCAGAAAAGTCAGCTCTTTGATTTTTCATGAAAGCTGTATCCCATGACTGGATAATAAACTCACAGTCAGGTGGCTCTCTGTTTTCCCACACTTGCCACCACTCACGCTTAACCAAAGCTCCTTCTTCAGAGGTTGGGTCTTGCTGATACTGTGCCATCCATTTACTGTTGGGTAGCTCGGCTTTCAAAGCCTCTAATTCTTCTAATTTCCAGAACTCTGCCCACAAAGGATTTCCAGAAGGCATGATTGCAGGAAGCTCTATGACTTCCCACTGGTCAGCACCGCCACGCTTTATACTAGCATCGACTACTTGACCTGTTAAATCTTTGTTGTGCCATCTAGTCATGACCACCACAATTGCACCATTCGGTTGCAAACGCTGTCTAGGACCAGAGGTGTACCATTCATAGGTACGATTGAATACATTGATGTCTGCAGAAGCTCCCTCTTGCTCGGAATGGGGATCGTCAATAATAAGTAGATCAGCACCTTTACCAGTAACCGCACCGCCTACACCAATCGCAAAGTAGTCTCCACCCTGATTGGTGTTCCATCTACCTGCTGCTTTTGAGTCTGACTGTAAGCTCACATTGGGAAATACCGCTTTGTAATCTGCACTATTGACTAAGTTTCTAACCTTCCTACCAAAGCCAACTGCTAATTCAGCAGTATGGGCAGTCTGGATGATCTTCTTATCTGGGTATTTACCTAAGAACCACGCAGGGAGCAGGTACGAAGCGAACTCACTCTTTGTATGTCTAGGTGGCATATTGATAATTAAACGCTTCAGATCGCCTCTAGCGACTTTCTCGAAGGCATCCGCCATAATCTGATGGTGTTTACCATGAATAAAGGCTGACCACATCTCCCCAACAAAGGTCATGAAGTCCTCATGGCACTTTTCTCTACCTTTGGCTTTTTCTAGTTCTTCTAACAGGAAAAGAAGTTCCTGCTTCTGATCAGAGGATAGGTTCTTTACTTTACTTAGTACACTTTTATCCATACTTACTATCTAGTATATACCTAATAGGTAGTGATTCTTAAATAAAAAAACTTAATAGGTACATATAGGTAGGCACTCATTAGGTATTCACTGGATACTAGGTATATGTATCTACAGATTATACAATATTGCATGGCTTCACATAAAAAGCAACCCTTAATTTTGAAAATATAGTATGGGGGGGGTGCAAAAAACAGTTTTTACCTAGAAAAAAGGGGTATATGGCAAAGAAAGATAGCAAAATGCAATATATAATAGGGGGGGGTATGTGAAATTAGGTCATATTATGAGTAAAACACTATGTATATATGATCGTCAGGTAGCCTGTTGTATATTTGGGGGGTGGGGGGTCTATTAATACTGGGGATTTCCCTCTATTAAGGTGGGGTCTAGGTCTGTGCTTTAGGTACGCTGTGGCTGTCTGTGATCTTCGTGGTGATCGTCT